TCCCTCCCTGAGAACTTCACCGCTGTCACCGTCACTGCGAAGTACGTGGACGATCACGGCCACGCCCTCAACGGCTCCGTGGTGCGCTTCCACCCCTCCGTGCAGCGCGTAACCGACGGAGACACTGCCGTGTGGCTGCGCGAGGTCGACGTGCATATCGAGCGGGGAGCGCTGAGCGTAGACCTGCTGGCTACCGACGTATCCGGCGTGACCCCGGGATTCACCTGGCACGTTAAGGAGTGCTTCCCGGGCGGCGACGAGTACGACATCGCTCTCCCGGCCGCGACGGTTTCTCCCGTAAGCCTTTTCTCGCTGCCCCGCGCTTAGCGGCATTAACAACGCCTTCCGTAATCCTCCTACGCTTATAGCGTTCCCTCGCTATCAGAAGAGGATTACGGAATGGCTGGAAACCTCGCACCCGACCCGCAGTTCCAGGAGCGTGTCGGCACCGTCTACGAGCGCAAGAACGCGCTTAATACCAACCGTCGCGGTCCTCTCCGTTTCGAGGAGGGTGTCGCGACGGACACCGACGTCCCGAACGAGTTCACCAAGGGCGTCATGCAGGGGTACCTCACCGCCCCGGGTAGGCCCAATCACAACGCGAATGTGTACGAGAAGTACCCGCAGGAGACCATGGCCGAGCGAGTTCACGTCGGCTCTGCCTCATGGGTCGAGGCGCCTACCTATCTCGGAGAGTTCTCGCACGGCTCGTTCTCCGACTACGCGGCGGTCTCCTACGAGGAGGTCGTGCGCAACGGTAGTCGCTACGAGCGGCTTTCCCCGGCGGTAGTGGACGACTGATCCATGGTTGCGTTCCACGACCGCCGCAGGACACCGAAGGCGTCCGTCGATGAGGTGCTTCCCAAGCTGCCTCTCTCCAAGGGGGAGACCGTTGGGAAGCACCTGATCAACGAGCGTTATCTGGTGCGCGGCATTCCCGTAGAGGCCGAGGACGGTTCCAAGAGCCGCCAGTACGTCCTGCACGAGGTTCTGCCCAACGGCAATGTCGTGCAGCGCGGTGAGGATCCATTCGAGAGCCGCCGGGCAGCGAAGAAGTCTGCCCGTTCCCTCGCGCCCACGCGCATCGTCGAGATCTAAAGTCGGAGTCGTTTACCCATGAGCGGTGCAATCTCATTCGCGAGCCCCAGCATGCGGGCTTCGGGGTCGGACCTTACGGTGTCGATCTCTCCTCTCGGCCTTGTCGAATTGGCCGACGAGGAGTTTGAGGTGCACGGCCCTCGCCTCAATAGGTACTCCCAGAACTTCGCATACTACCTGGGTCATCACTGGGGATACCGGAGAGAAGCGGGCGAGGCTCAGATCACGTTCAATTACGTGAAGGCTTTCGCCGACTACATCAACAACTTCACGTTCGGACGCGGCGTCCACTTCAAGAGCGTGAAGCAGTACGAGCACATCATCCCCGGCCTGCTCAAGAGGGCCTGGGAGGTCGACAACCGCAAGGAGCAGTTGCTGTGGGAGATGGGCCAGCAGGGCGGCATCTCCGGCGACTCCTTCGTGAAGGTCGCGTACGAGCCCGGATTCGTAGATAACCAGGGACAACCACACGCAGGGCGCGTTCGCATCCTTCCCCTGAACTCCTCCTTCTGCTTCCCGGAGTGGCACCCCCACGACCGGGACCGTCTGATCCGCTTCAAACTGAAGTACCGCTTCTGGGCGACCGGCGAGGACGGCACACGTTCCGTATACACCTACGTTGAGGTGCTGACGGATGACACGATCGAGGAATACCTCAATGACGAGTTGATCGACTCCCGGCCGAACCCTCTCGGCACCATTCCGGTCGTGCACATCGCCAATTCTCAGGTCTCGGGTTCTCCGTGGGGTCTGTCGGACATCGCCGACATCATCTCGCTGAACCGTGAGTACAACGAGAAGGCGACGGATATCAGCGACATCATCAATTACCATGCGGCCCCCGTAACGATCATCAGCGGCGCGAAAGCAAGTAACCTTGAGAAAGGCCCACGCAAGGTGTGGGGCGGACTTCCCAAGGACGCCCAGGTGTACAACTTGGAGAATGGCGTCGATCTCGCTGGGCCGCTTCAGTACCTGGAAATGATCAAGCGCTCGATGCACGAGATCACGGGTGTTCCGGAAACGGCACTCGGTCAGATGCAGCCCGCGTCGAATACGTCGGGCGTGGCTTTGGCCATCATGTACCGGCCGATGATGTCCCGTTACGACCAGAAGAAGATGCAGTACTCCGTCGGTCTCCAGAAGATCAACGAACTCATCCTCAAGACGCTGTTCACCTTCGAGCCGGAATCCCGGCTGTATGACCCGTCCACCGAGGGCATCATGAAGGATGACCAGCCGCCGATGGTCGACGTTCTCGACCCGATGGCCTACTTCACCGAGTGTGAATGGCCAGCCCCTCTCCCGGTCGACACCCTCATCAAGTTGAACGAGATCCAGGCGAAGATGTCCATGGGCCTTGAGTCCATGCGCGGAGCCCTCCACGACTTGGGCGAGGAGTTCCCGGACGAGAAGGTGCGGGAGATATTCGAGGAACAGATCGAGGACGCCAAGCAGCAGGGCGCTCTTCGAATGCTAAAGGCGCAGATCGATTCGACTATTCTGCAACTGACGGGAATGCCGCCCGATGGGGCGGAGGCGCCTGCACCCCAGACTGATGCCGATGGGAATCCCGTCGGCCCGCAGCCTGGTGGTCCGAATCCGGTGACGCTTCCCGGTGGTGTCGAACTCGGCAACATCACAGCGCCTGAGATTCAGAAGATGACTAACGAAATCGTGACACAGGCGTACGGCCCACGCGCTGGGCTTCGCCGCGACCCGGACAAAAGCACCGACTAGGAGTTCGTCGCTCATGACGCTTAATACCTCGGGCATCTCGGTGCCCGCCGACGCGATCCTCGGGTACCGCAAGGACGGCCGTCCGATCCACACCATCGCAGGTGGTGCTCCGCAGCCCGGCGAGGGTGGCGACCCCGTTGTCGTCGTCCCGGCCGCTGTCGTCGAGACTCCTGCCCCCACCCCGGCCGAGGCGCGCTTCACCGCCGAGGACATCCAGCGGGCGCGGTCGGAGGAGAAGGACAAGTTGTACAAGCGCCTTCAGACCGTCGAGGACCAGAACAAGAAGTTCCTGGACGAGATCGAGGCCCAGCGCAAGGCGCGCGAGGAGGCCCAGGCCCAGGAGGAGCGCAACCGCCAGGAGGCCCAGGCCGAGGCGAAGCGCAAGGCGGAGGACGACCTGTCCGCCAAGGACCTCTTGTCGGTCAAGGAGCAGGAGTGGAACACCCGCTTCGAGCAGATCGAGCGTGAGCGTGAGCAGGAACGCACCCTGTTCGCCAAGGAGCAGGAGTTCAACAACCTCCAGACGTACATTCAGCGTCGCGTTGGTGAGGAGACCAACGAGATCGCTCCCGAACTTCTCGACTTCGTCGGCGGTAATTCGCCGGAGGAGGTCGAAGCCTCTATCGCTACAGTCAAGGCGAAGACCCAGGCTATTCTGGAATCGGTCCAGCAGGCTGCTATTCAGCAGCGTGCTTCCATGCGCGGTGTGAGCCCCACGGGCTATTCCACCACGGGACCAATGGACACCGATCCGGGCACTAAGTCGTACTCCCTTTCTGACCTCCGCGACATGCCGATGTCGGAGTACGCCAAGATTCGGGGCCAGTTGGGCGTCGGTCAGGCAGCCCAGAACCAGCGTGGACTGTACTCGTAATTCGGTCGAGTACCCGTAACTAAGGAAATCCAAGTATGCCAAGCGCGATCACTGGTACCCCGAACCTGTCGGCCTCCCCGACGAACTACTCGGGCGCCAACAGCACTCTCGGTGCGGCCATTCAGACCATCTGGAGCAAGGAAATCCTGTTCCAGTCGATGCCGATTCTTCGGTTCGAACAGTTCGCTGTGAAGAAGACCGAACTCGGCGTTCAGCCCGGTCTGACGATCAACTTCATGCGGTACAACAACCTGGGCGCGGCCAGCCAGTTGGTTGAAGGCGTCCGGATGCAGACCAACGCCCTTTCGGCCTCGCAGTTCTCCATCACCGTCGCCGAGCACGGCTACGCCGTCGCGGTCTCCGAGTTGCTGTTGAACGCCTCGTTCGACGACGTCATGGCGAGCGCATCGCGCCTGCTCGGACGCAACATGGCTCTCTACCT